CAAGATCTCCATTAGCTAAAGCTCAACATATGCAAGATATATCAGATGTAAATAGATTTAATGAAATTATAGCTGGTACATTTGGACCACAAATGATAAATGTAATTGTAAATCAGAATGAAACAGCAAAATATTTAGCAGAGAAAATGAATCTTCCAGAAAAATTAATTAGAGATGAACAAGAACAACAACAGATAGTACAACAGATAAGCCAACTTCAATCTTCCGCACGTGAAGGAGAAGTACCTCAATAATGGCATGGGATAATTTAAAAAATAAAAAACCAATACAAACAAAATCAATAGATGGTTATATTAGAACTCCAAGTGATGAGTCTAATCTTAACAAATCTTTTGCTACAGTATTCAAAGGAGATGATGGTAAACTCATCTTGGACTATATCAAATCAATAACTACCGAAGCAGTTGCTGGTCCTAACATTGATAGCAACCAGTTATTTCATTTAGAAGGAATGAGATTTCTTGCAGGTATAATACAAACAAGAATAAAAAAAGGAGAACAAGATGGTAGATGATAATGCTACAAATGCACCAGTCACCACAGATTCGCAAGAGCAAACTGCTGTGACTAAACCAGAATTTGTACAAGATAAATTTTGGGACGCTGATAGAAAAGAAGTTAATTTAGAAAACTTAGCTTCTAGTTATAATGCTCTTGAAAAAAAACTTGGATCAAGAACTGAAGATTTATCTAAACAAATCAGAACAGATATTGAACAAGAAAAACTAACTAAGACTCCAGAAGAATATAAAGTTAATCTTCCAGAGCTTCCAGAAAATGTAGATGTTTCTGTATCTGATGATATGGAAATAGTACAATGGTGGAAAGAAACAGCAAAACAAAATGGATTATCACAAGAACAATTTGATCAAGGTGTTAATGCATTTGTTAATAATGCTATTGCTACCTTACCAGATGCAAATGCAGAGATGCAAAAGCTTGGTGATAATGCTAAAGAAAGAATAGAAGCTAGTGAGCTATGGAGTAAAAAACATTTATCTCCAGAATCTTATGAAACTTTTTCATC